TGCGGCTTCACGGTTTCCCATTTTGGGTTCCGGAGTGGACATAGGCGCACCCATTGGGGGCGAGGATGTGTCGGACATTCCTGCTGAAGCAGTGTCAGCAACAGGAGCAGCACCGCCTGGAGTGGCTTTATCTTTTTGCGCTGCAATCATCTGCATTAACTGGTCGGGCGGCATTGCCATAGTATTTCCCTATCGAATTTCACAATAGATTAAACCTAATTATAGGTTTGTCAATAGGAGGAGTTATTTTTTTGGTTCCCGACCCTCGGCAGGACTTATCGGCTACACGATAATCTTAAGGCTTACGCCCTAAAATTACTTGCGTGATTTACGACCTTTACGAGCTTTACGCATAGTCTTCTCCAAGTAAGAGGCGGCGAACTATTTGTGAAGGGAAGTAAGCCACTACCCTATTCCCTGAACAGGAATCCTTTACATACCTCTGGTATTGCTTCTTGCCCCGCGAGTTTTATCTCGTGGTGCAGTTTTAATATTTGTAACACGATATTGAACAGATGTGGGGGCTTCACCACGTTTTAAATTTGCTGTGGTTACTCTAGGTTGATCTGATTTAGGTTGCGTTTCGCTTGCCATAATTACCCCGCCACTTTTAAGTCTGGTTTGCCTTGAGGCTTTGGTGCAGCTTTTTCTTCCTCTTGACGTTTTTTCAGTTTGTCTTTTAACAACTGTTTCATCGGTGGCTCTAGCATATCAAGCAGAGATTCTTTGTCAATAGCTTGAGCCTTGAACAATGAAAACGCCAATTCTTTTGTATCTTCAGTAAAGATTGGGCTGTTAGAGTGAGCATCCACTTTAACGACAAAATCGCGTGTAAATTGTTCCGCAATGAAAGGTACGCCCTCGGTATCTTTGAAGTGCGTGGCATCGTAGGCTTGCATCAGTTTGAGATAGAGTGTTGCTACTTTTTCCAAACTATCTTCGATAATGAGGGCGCGTTTTTTAGCCCGGCTAGAACCTAGTCGCGCAAGTTGGGATGCGTGTCCACTTGAGCGAACACCTGATTCGCCTTTGCCGGACAACACGTTGTTGATGCCCGATGCTTCCATGAACATAGAATCAACTTCATGGATGACACCAAACAGATCATTAGGAATTTCTGGAGCCAAACGATCTACTTTCATGTTTGGCATATCTGTTGCAATCAAACCACCTGCACGGTTAAGCGCAAAATTCTTTTCATCAATAATGCCGCTAAAGCCAGACAATGCTGTTGGGGGCGCAACTTGCTTAGACAAAAGATCAAGAATCTCTGTCATGCGATTAGTTCGTAGCTGTTGCAACAAAACAAGTTTCTGACACTCGGACTGTCCCCAAAAGTAACCAGGCAAAGGGTCTGGACAGAGTTGCACAAAAGGACACTCGCCTTTAAGGAACACGCTTGCACCTGGACGATCATAAATAATCACATCAGGTGAAGCAATCGTTACAACTTGATAGTCCTCAGTTTCATCGTTCCACACCCACAACTCTTGCATCTCAATTGTTTCTTCAGCAACACGAGCGTTGTAGCGGTTCTCTCCAAACAAATCCATTTCCACGTTACCGTAGATTGTTGGATTGGTTGCAGACATAATAATTCTCGCAACACCATCGCCATTACCTTCTTCAGATTGGCTTGATCCTTTGATGTTGCCTGTGACTCGGCTCACAATAGATTCACGCTTGGGATGCGAATACAAACGAGCATACAACTCTGAGCGTGTTATGTAATAGCGTTGGCAGATTGCTTCTTGACGGTCTGTGTATGGAACGTCTTCACGCAACACGCCCATAGCACTTGGTTCAATCATGTAAGGGTGTATGCCCTTGTTGATTACAAGTTTTACAAAGGTTGTGTTGTAAACCAATGCCCATGTCAGAGCAGTTGAGAATACTTGGTCTGCGTTACTGTTGAGCCATTCATCGTTTAGTGCGCTGGTTAGCACTGGTGTCTTACGATGTTCTGCGTGAGGAACTGCTGCCCCCAAAGAGATACTAAACCGTGTGCTTTCTGCGGAATACAAAAAACTGGTTAGCTGATCTAAGTGGGGGTGAATCTTATTAAAGATTGCAGGAGGTTGTTCAAGTCCCGAACCGAATAAATAGTAAGCGCGTAACACGCTGTAGTCAGACTTTCGTTCTTCTCTGGACACCATACATTTCTGCATAATGTCCAAATAAAAGTTTTCTCTATCTTCGGCTTTGGTTGGGATACGCATTATTTCTTGATCTTTAGATTGTCAGGATCGTGCATTGTCGCACGGGGATCAATTCTAGGACCATTATTAATCCCTGCATCCCTTGGTGTCAACCCCACTGCTTCACCTTTTACGGATTGAGCATAACGTCCTGCCAAAATAGATTGCATATTCATCCCTTGGAACCCGCCTTGCGAACCGCCACCCCAGATCGCTGCGTCACCAGCACGGGCTTCTTGCGGTTTTACTGGCGTTTCTGCGGCTTGCTTTCCTTTACGGGGTCTGCCAGGTCTTTTCTTGGTGGCAAACTTTTCCGCTTCGGCGTAGTCTTTTTCGCTGAACTTGTTTTTGCGGGAGAGATAACCAGATTGGTTTTCGCCCGGTCTTGTGGACTTAATGTCAGACATATCGAATTCGCTCGCAAGGGACTTGAGGTGCTTGTCTGCTGCTTTGGACTTGTCCGAAACAAACCCCGGACTCTTGAGAAAAACTTGGAGAATAAATTCACCGTGACACCCCTCTGGACATATTGGTTCAAAACCTTCAAAAAAGCCATGATCTTGGCACTTGTAATCTCGTAATATTCTTGCCATTACTATCCCCTATCTAATTGCTCATCTAACGTTTCAGAATATTCAGCCTTATTTCTAATGCCTAGTTTTAGTTTAATCTCACCGCCTACTACTTGTAAACCATAACCTCTTGCAAACCTTGGTTTGGGTTCTTTTCTATAATCAACAAATCTTGTTCTGTCTTTGTTTTGCATTACAACAAGTTCACCATTGAGCCATTGTTTGTATGCTTTTGATACTCTGCGTTGAACAATCTCTGACATTTCATGCTTTTCGTAAATGAAAATCATCGCCATGTTTTCGCGGGTTAAACCTGCTATTTCAGCAAAGTGTTCAAGTGAAATGCCACGATTTTTGTCAGCAAAGAACCGTTTCATAATCCGCATGAGTTCGGATTTAGGCAGCACTTCCTCCGTATATCCCGATCTTCTTGAGATAGTCTGAGACATTTTTTCCTACTCCTATTTCTTCCGGTGTAAGTTCTTCCTGCTTTTTGGAAATCTCGCGTGTGATCCGTCTTGCAATGAGTTGCGGTTGAACCTGTTCTGCAAATGCCGCAGCAGCCAATGCAGATGCAATGACACGGTCATCCTTGTTACGCCCTGTCGCTTCAATGGAGCCTCCATCACGAACAACGGTTTTCATTTCATCAATGGTATCCATGTCCCGAATAACCATCATGTTGCGCTCAAAGTAATCTTTCATGTAGGTTAGCATCCGCTCTTTTGTCGCAGAGGTTGTCAGCCAACCAATGCTTTGAGACATACCGCCCAAACTGTCGTTCTTGCGCCAGATGTAGTTGGTCATCGAACCATAGACGTTCATCAAGTCTGATCCTGCTTGTCCACCCATAGCACTTGCCTGACGCTTCAAGTTGCGAATCTCGTTAATGACAGCTTGCCCAGGACCATTGACTTCAAGGTTCAGCGTAGAGTTCTTGTACGCACCTGCAAGGTGAGCAATCACCCACGCAAACTGGTAAGTGTTCATCTCACTTGTTGCAAACGCTGCAACCTGCTCTAAACCGTCAGCATAGGCTCTGTAGACCTGAATACAGAAGCGGTCAGCCCAATCACTCGACCCATACGCAGGATCGGCTCCTATGACGTAATAAGCGGTGTCAATAGGTTCTTCCCAAACCTTTAAGGTAGCCAGTCGTTCGGTGGACTTCAGCACGTTCGTGTCTTGAAAGTTTGCACCCATCGAATAGCGGTAGTAGTCAGGACGATCCTTCTTGGCATCTTTCATTGCATCCGTGCATCGAGCGTTAGAAAAGAAAGAAGTGCCAGTCATTACAAAAGCATAGTCCTCAGTAGGCGGAAACTCCTGATACATGAGGCTATCGTCTTTAATGCCTTCGTAGAGTTTCCATCGCCACCAAGCCATCTGACGAGAGTTGATTTCTACGTTGTAGAGTTTTTTAATGTCGCGTGTCCACTCTTTTTCTTCTGGTGTAAGTTTGCCATCCCAATAAACCTTGTAGGTGTCACCAGTCGGGTCTAGTGTGTACATCTCATTGCGCCACCAGCCACAAAAGATTGCACGCTGGGTTCTGGCACGTTTGCTTGTGGCATACATATCGTGGAACATATTAAAGCCACGCGCAGTAGATTCAAAGATGTAGAGCCTCAAAGGAT